CGCCGAGCGAGTTTGTCTCCCTGGTCAATCTGGCGAGGGATTTAGCCCACCGACCCTGAGCACAACCGACGCGAGCGGCTGAACGGCACTGATTTGGTCTAAGCCCCGTGTCGGACGACACTTTTACCTATCTGCGATTGAACAAGCCCTACTGCAATTGGGCATGAGCGCGGCCGCCGGAACCTCTCCAGGCTCCGGCGGCCCAGACAGTCAACCCGCCCACAGCCACGGGCACACCGCAGACCCCGACTCCTCGTGCTGGTGACCGCAAATTCGCGGTTGCCCAGCGGTGGGTGCGTGGCTGCGCCAGCATGAGGAGAGTAAGACATGGCCCACGTTTACGAAGGCACCCCGGACGACCGTCAGGCCGGTGACATCACGCCGAGCCGCTTCCGCCCGAAGTACCGCGCGTTGAGTGACGCCGAGAAGGCGCTGCACGATGCCATCAAGGCGAAGGCGGCGGAACTGGAAGCGCTGTTCGAACAGGCCCGCGACCTCCGCATCCCCGCCGTGGAAGCCCAGCCGGTGAACGTCGGTGGAGCCGAGGAGCCGTTCTTGCTGGAAGGCATCTCGGTCGGTCCTGAGTGGGAGTATTTCCACGACGGCATGAAGTCGCTCGAACTGGCCGTCATGTGGACGGTCAAGGGCCTGACGGCTTAATGGAGGGCTGACGCCATGACCGGACGCTGCACGGCCTCCTGCATGTCTGACGACGGGGAATGCACCTGCCGCCCCTCTGCCCACGACGCCGAGCTTGCCCGTGTGGATGCGATGGGCCGGGCGCGCCGCGCTGCTGCGATCCTGACCGACACGGTGTCGGACGAGGAGGCACACGACTTCCCTCTCCGCGACCCTTTGGACGAGGCGTATATCCGGCTCGCCGAGCGCACACGGGGGATGCTGTCATGAAGCCGCTTAGCCAATCCCTCGCCGACGCCGACGCGATCATCCGCAGCATCATCCCTCCCAACTGGACGAGCCTCGTCCTACAGGATGACCAGCCGGACGGCGACGAGCCCACTGTCCACCGCTCCCGCTGGCCGGGCGGCATCGGGGAAGAACCGCTGATGGGAGAGCCGGTATGATCGAAGCCATCCGTAAGTTGGCCCTCTCCTCATCCCAGGCACGAGAGGTCATCACTGCCGTGTGTGATGAGATCGCCGAGGTGCAGAAGCGCCACGCCGAACGCTCCGCACTCATTGAGCGACGCATGGCCCGCGGCGCACGGCTGACGGATCTCAGGTTCAGGCTGTGATCCTCTCCATCGCTGTCCTCACCACCACCTCCCTCCTTTCCATCGCAGCGGCTTTCATCGTCGCTCGGTGATGGGGTAGACGCATGCCGCTCCGTCCTCCTCCCGGTGGGATATCCGGCCCGCCCGGCGGCAAGGACCCTCTGCCTGCTGAGGTGGTCATCGCCGTGTGTGCCGGTATCGCAGCGCTCGCCACCATCGTGGCCGTGCTGATGTGCAAGGGGTGATGGCATGGTCTGGAAGATCCCGGTGACACCGAACAACATCGTCGGCAGTGAGCGCGCCTGCCCTCCAGGAACGCGGCGCGACCCTATTGACATGCAGTGGATCGCCCGTGACGCGCAGGCGGATAGCGTCAACTCCGCTCGCTCTGTTGTCTACCGATCCAAGCGGCGGATTGTCGAGCGATACGCAGGGGTGACGTGATGCGAGTGATGCTGACTTTTGGGCGCCGTGGCTGGCGGATCAACGCCCCGCTCCAGTTCAGGGCGGCGCGGATGAAGGCGTGGCGAGAGCGGGTCAGGCTTCCGATGAACCCCGCGCACCATCGCATCCGATATGACCGGCGCCCATGGCGCGAGGCGCAGGCCCAACGGTGGATTGCCTGATGGCCCGCCAGTCCTACTACGACACTCCCCACTGGAAGGCACTCAAGGCCGCTGCCCTGAAGAGAGACCGATACCAGTGCACGGTGCCCGGCTGCGGGGCCACGCGCGCCACGTCACGGCTGACGGTGGACCACATAGAGCCGAGGCCAAGAGGCGCGACCGAGCCGACCGACAAGGACGTGCTGCACAATCTCCGGACACTATGCAAGACGCACGATAATCAGGTCATGCAGAACAGCGACGGACGGCGACGCGGTGGCGGGAGCTTCACTGTCGGTGGGTGTGATGAGGACGGGTTCCCGATAGATCCGAACCACCCTTGGGCAAAAAGGCGTCAGGGGTAAGGGGGGAATAGAACTGTGGTTGGTGTGGGTACTACACCGGCCCAGGGTTGAATTTCCTCGCGCAACACAAACCAAGAGGGGGTCTATCGGCCAGTAGCCGAGAACCCCGCATCAACGTTGGAGTATTGCCCGATGACATACGGCGTCATTTCGGGCGGCGGTGCTGACATCGCCGAGCCCGATTGGGAACGGCTTATCCCTGATCCGGATAACCCGGAGCTTGCGATAAACGACTGGCGCGAGATCGCTCACCAAGAGTGGCTGCGCGTCACGTCGGCTCTTCGGGAAGCTGGTACGCTGGCCCCTGAGAACCGTCACCAACTTCAACGGCTGGTGCTGGCTTACATCCGCTACGACATCGCCGCGGCGCAGGTGATGCGGATGGGGGCGGTGAAGCTGTCCACCAAGAAGGTGCCGATGCTGAACATGTGGCAGGTGGAAATGCGCGCCGCTGATGGCGACGCCACCACTGCCGAAATGGAGCTTGGCATCACCCCACGGCGCCGCGGCGCGGTCACTAAGGTCAACCGTCAGCAGAAGCGAGCGAGCAAGGCCGATGCGTACCTCGTCAAGAAAGCCTGATGGTCCGTTCGACCCTGTCACCGCGTGGGCGCGTGATGTGGTGGATGGCAAGATCACGGCAGGACTGACGACGATAGGGGCGGCTGAGCGGCATCTGCGGGACCTGAAGGACGGCCCGAAGCGCGGTCTTCATTGGGACCTGAATGCTGCGCTGCATGTGGTCAACTGGTATCCAACCATGTTGACGATCACGGCCGGCGCGAAGGCTGGGGAACCGTTCCATCTGTTGCCCCCACACATGTTCGCCACCGGTTCGTTGTTTGGCTGGAAGCGCGACGATGGGCGACGCCGGTTCCGAACGTTCTGGTTCGAGACGGGAAAGGGACAGGCCAAGTCCCCGTGGATGGCAGCGACTGGCTTGTACATGATGCGCTTCTGCGGCATCCCTCGGTTCGAGGGCTACGCAGTCGCCGGAACGGAAAACCAGTCCGGTATCGTCCTCGGCGATGCAGCGGCGCTGTGCCGGGCCAGAGTGCCGGATGAAGAGCAGACGCTAGAGCAATATGCCGGCTACCAACTACGCGGCACGGGAGACCTGACGTGGCAGATTGAATGGGACGGCAGCGACGAGGGCTTGGGCATCTGCAAGTTCCGCAACGTGTCCAGCGGTTCGAGCATCAGCGGGCCGCGCCCGTCCTTGGTGGCCGGTGACGAGATCCACGAATGGGACGACCCGTCGATCCTTGAGATGTGGACGGCGGCCATCATGAAGATGCCGGGCGACCCGCTCATGTTGCTGGGGACCAACACCCCGGCGGCTGACCAGATCATCGGCACGGAGCAATCCGACTACTACACGATGGTCGCCAAGGGCGAGTTCCAAGACGACGCCTCGCTGGCCCTGATCTGCACATGTGACGAAGGAGACGACCCGCTCGCCGATGAAACGGTGTGGCGCAAGGCACTCCCCGCGCTGGACATCACCTATCCGGCGGCCAACGTCCGGGACGAGGTGGCGAAGGCGCAGGGTTTGCCGGGCAAGGCGACGACGCTCAAGCGCTTGTTCTTCGGCTTCCGCATCGGCGTTGCGGATGGATGGATCGACCTCGACCTGTGGCAGTCCGCTCTTGGCGAGTTGGACGAAGAAGAGTTGGCCGGGCTGCCGTGCTGGCTTGGCCTCGATCTGTCAAGCCGTAAAGACCTGACCGCCCTGTCGGCTGTGTGGGAGCGCCCTGACGGTCATCTGTTAGCCCGCATCCACTACTGGACGCCGGGCGCGACCATCATGCAGCGGGAGAAGGTTGACAGAGCGCCGTACACGCAATGGCGGGACAAAGGGTTTCTGGTAGCGACGCCGGGGCCGACGATCCCGAAGGCTTGGCCGGCAATGGAAACCAAACGGATGGTGGACCGCTACAACGTGGTCGGCATGGCCTACGACCCGGCGCAGATACTCGATTTCGAGGAAGCATGCACCGAAGCGGGCCTGAGCATCTGGAGATACGAAGGCCCTGATGAGGCGGCTGGCGATGGCCTGATGATGGTGCGGCATGGGCAAGGTTGGAAGGGGCTGGACAACCCGGCCCTGCTGAACATGCCAACTGGTGTGAAGGCGCTGGAAGACGCGATCCTGAACGGAAAGCTGACCATCGAGAAGAACCCGGTGACGAACTTCTGTTCGGCCAACATGTCGTTGGCACCGGGTGCGAACCCTGACCAGAAGGTGCCGAACCGCCGAAAGGCGCGGGGGCGGATTGACGGCATGGTTGCGCTGATCGAGGCAATTAATGGGGCGCGGTCGACCATCACGGGCGCGGACGGCGGCTCCATCTACGAAACGGACGCTCGTCCTGACGGCTTCCTAATTCTCTGAGGTATGGCATGGGCAAGCGCAAAGATGCGAAGCGGCAGGCGCGTGCCGTGCAAAAGGACACGCTAGGGACGACGCAAGCCC